AACAGATACGCAGAACTTGAATTCTATATGGATGCTTATCAGAAAGGATTGGTTGATAGAGTTGAGGTTCTAAAGAAAACAGAAGTATTTGATATGGAAGGTGTGTTACAGAGAACAGACCAAGTTGGTCAATTACAAGCTCAGGTAGCACAAGCTACAGAAGAAATTAAAAAGTTGAAGGGCGATTTACAGACAAGAGATAGAGAATCCGTCAACTTGAGAAAAAGAATTGAAGTTGAGAAGTTTAAATCTGAACTTGATGGAGTTAGTAATAAAGCTAAAGCCGCAAGCACAGTATATGAGAAGCGACTTGACGACAATATGGCTGTAATCAAGCGTGATATCGCTGATTCAATAAAAGACAAGACTTCTACCCCTAAAAGCAGCCCAAAGGGCAAGTCGAAAGCGAGTAAAAAGAAATGACAGATAATATAGATACCCCTCAAAGTGCTAATCCTAACGATGCCAATGAAGCATTTGAAGGACCATGGCCATCAGAGACAGAGGGCTCTAATAATGCGTCAATTGAGGAAGCGTTTTTTGGTAGCCAGGAAACAACAGAACCTCAGGAACAGGCTTCCCCAGTAGAGGGAACACCTGAATCTGCCCCAGTTCAAGAGCAGGCGCAAGAATATAATGCTAAAAATGATGAGAAAAGATTTGAATATTGGCAAAGTCAAGCTTCAAAGACTCAAAATGATATGGCACAAATTCAACAGCAGAATCAAGAGCTACAAGCTCAGATGAAAGCTATGCAAGCTATGCAACAACCAGCGGCAGAACCTAAGGAAGAGTTCCCTGCACCTCCGGAAAGGCCCGTAAAACCTAGAGGCTTTAATAGAGAGGAAGCTTATGGCGACCCTTCTAGTGAAAGTGCTAGGTATTTAGATGATTATGAGGAATGGCGAGACAATGTTAGTGAATATAATAGTCTTAAGCAAGAGTATACTACTGCACAAATGCAAGAAAGACTTGATGCTCAAGAAAGTCAAAGGCAGGCTGAAATACAAAGACAACAAGCATATGCTCAACAACAAGAGCAAATGCGTGGTGTTAGTACTCACCTACAGGGTCATTATGGATTTAATGATGCTGATGCTAATGAATTTATTCAACAAATGTCCGACCCTAACTCATTATCACTAGATAATCTCGTTCAGCTTTATAGATTGCAGAAAGGTCAAGGTCAATCAGACCCAAATGCTGGCCCGAGTCCTGAGTTTCAACAAACTCAAAGAGCTCAGCAAATTCCATCTCCGATGGGGGTTCAGACAGGTCAAGGTGGCGGAAATGATGCAAGAAGTGATTCTGATAAGATTATGGATAATATGATAGCGGATTTTAATGGTAAAAATCCGTGGTAACCAGCTCTACTCGAAGGTCTCACGGCAGTTGAGAGAGAGCAATTTAAGGATGATTAATAATGGCAACAAGTAGTCAAAGTAAGTATAGTCCTTCCTTTGGTGCCGCGCCGCAGGGCTTTAGTATTAATGACAATAGAAGACTTTTTGATTTTGGGTCTCGTATTGCAGAACTAGCGCCTCAGCAGTCTCCATTTTTTGTTTACTTAAGCAAAGTGGCAAAGAAACCTACAAACGACCCAGTTTTTAAGTTTCTTGAGCAAAGACACCAGTGGCAACGAAGGAATTTTGAAGTAGTTACAGCACTAGATAATAAAGGCATTGCAGCTGGAGATGCATTTGGTGCAGGTAATGACTTAGTAATAAAATGTGGATATAATAACAAGGGTATTATTGAAGCAGACCAACCTTGTAAATTTATAGTTCCTGGAGATGTTTTATGTCTTAAAACTACCGAAGGTACTGTAACTGTACAAATCAAAGATGATGCGGTAATTGGAACTTCTGCTGGTACAGAAGGTGAAGTCGTACATGGTGCTGATAGAACAACTATTGCTGGTGAAGATTTAGTTGTAGTTGGGAAAGATATGACTGGCTCAGAAGATATATCTGTAGGCTATGCAGGTCAAGTAATTGGCAGTGCATGGGGTGAAGGTACTACTGCTCCTCTTGGTTGGGAAGATGCAATGTTTGATAGAGAAGGGTATTGTCAGATTTTTAAAACTGCAATGAATCTTTTCTCTAATACAGCAAGAGCAACTGAGTATAGAGGTATTAAGAATGAGTATCAGAGAGTTTGGCAAGAAAAGCTTATGGAACATAAAATGGACCTAGAGCAAGCATTTCTATTTGGTAGAGGTGTAGGTGGAGCTGCAAATCCTGGAGATACAGGCGCTAGTAGTGAAACAGCTGGTAGTAAGCGTTATACTCATGGTATTGTACCTTTTACTGAAGTAAATGGTAAAGTATATAGTATGAGCTATGCTTCTTCTGGATACGATGCTTTCTTAGATGCAATGGAAGATTTCTTTGCACCTGAAGGTGGAAATTCTGGAAATAAGCTAGTTTTAGCTTCAAGAAAAGTAATTACATATCTAAATAAATTAGGTAGTGGTTCTTTCTT